GCAGACATTAGAAACAATATTAAAACTAATGAGATTGGAGGTTAGAGATGAGTAAAAGATTTAAACAAGTAAACATACAACAGTTTGCTATACTTGTGCAAGAGGTAGACATATCTAAGTATAGTCAAGAAGAGTATGTAGATATTATAGAAGAAATATATATGACTATCTTCAGACACAATACAAATGGTGACTATGTTATACCTACCATGCCTAACGAAGAAGGTAATTGGAAGGTGCATAAGTCTTCTGCTACTAAAGAAGAAGTAATGGAACTAATCAAGGGAGGGAGAGTTATATGGAACAAAGACGTAATCTAACACCACGAGAGCATTGGGAACTACATCAAAGCCTATGGCATATGCTAGGTTGTGATATGCAACTAAAGTATAGAGATAGGACTACTGCTGTATATGTTGACAACAAAGCAAAGTTGAAGTATACATATTCAACAAAGGGTTTTATAAAATGGTTTCCTATACCAAAGGAGGATAAAATATGAATATAACTTTACAAAGATTAAAAAATGCAGTAAAAGATATTAAGTCAGAGTGGTATGAAGGTAATGATAGCCATAGCACAGCAGAGTATAGAGGTGCGTGTGAATCACTTGATATGTTGGTAACACACTTTCAAGAACTAGATGACTTTACAAAATGGAAGAGGGAGAAAAGAGATGCCAACTAAAGCTAAGATAAAAAAGAAACCTAAAAGAAATACTTGGGTATACATCTATGGAGATGAGTTCCAAGAAATATTTGAACACTTTGGATTTGACTTTCCTAATCCTGATGATAGAATCAAACTAAAGTTTGTTAAATATGAAACAAGGGAGATGCAAGATGGCTAAGTATACATTGTATGCAAAGAAAGTTTATTACTATCGTAAAGAGATTACTGCTCAAGATAGTAAGAGTGCAGAGAAAAGAGGTGCTGACTATGAAGCAGATGACAATGCAGAAAGATTGTTTGAACCTTCAGGTGAGGAGTTTTATATAACAAGTATAGAGGAGAGTGATGATGGCAGATAATTTTTTTGAAGGTGCAGTAAACTCAGACATAACTGATAAGCTAGAAAAGTATGAAGAACTATGTGAAGCATTAGTAGGTATAGATGCTACTGAAAGATATACTCACGAAGATATACTTTCATATGTTTATAACTTAAAAAATATAGAGGAGAAATTTTATGACAACAAAAAGTAAACCAACAATAGATGCAGTAACATTAAACTTAATTAATAAACTCAAAAAAATAGATGATACAATCAATGAGGGTGCTTGGGAGTATATACATCTAGGAGATATAATAAGATTTCAAGATGCTTTTCAAGAAGCTATTAGTCACTATGACCTAAAGAAAGAAGGTGGTATACACGACTATGGAGCAAATCAAGGTAAGTATCAAGAGTTCTGGCATAGTGATTATGTATGTTGGTCAGACCCTAACGCATTTGACCCAAGCAAAGTAGAGGAGGAAGATGATGAGTAAAGAATATAAATACACATATAGATTTAGTGAGCAGTCAGTAGATACTAGGTACTACAAAGTAGAATCTAATACTAAACTTACTAAGTCTGAAATGCAGGACATAGCTTGGTCAGTAGAGATGACAGAGGGAGAACATTTTGAAGATGAGAGTGGTAGCATGGCTACCTTTGAAGGTACTGAGTATGGAGATGATGCACAGTATCAAATGGAAGAAGGAGAGGAGAACTTAGCAGATGATTAAATATATTATCTACACACAAAAGAACTGTGAGTATTGTTCCAAAGCAAAGGCATTACTAGATGAAGCAGGAGAAGTATACGAAGAGAGAGTGCTAGATAACTTACCTAAGATAAAAAGATTTAGAGAAGCAGGACATAAGACTGTGCCACAAATCTTTCTACACATAGGTGGTTATACAGAACTAGAAGATTTTATGTTTCCACCAGACATAGAGTTTGATGCAGACATAAATCTAGTAGAAGAAACTAGACCTAGTGCAAAGGTGTTACCTTTCAAAGGACAGATAGGTTCTATTTCTGGTAGCAAGGAGGAAGAATGAAATACAAAGTAGAAATAGAATTAGAATTTGACAGACGACCTAGAAAAAAAGATATATTACATAGGTTGTTTGATGTTATGAAAGAAAATAAAATTGATTATAAATTACACAAATATAACAACAGTTTATACAAACAAGTTGAAAGGAGTATTAAGAATGATAAATATAAATAAAGAAATGTTACAAATATTTGCAGGTATTTTAGGGTGGTATTTTCTATGTTTTATTGTACCTTATGTTGGGTATTGACTATATGAAAAATGTAATGTATAATAAAAATAATATGTATGTAATAGCTATGCCATATCCTAATCAAATAGAGTTACCAGATATATTAGAAGAAGATGATGGTAAAGTTATGTATTTTAAAAATAAAACAGATGCTAAAAAGTTTTTACAAAATTTATATGATGAAAGAAATATTGGTTTACAAGCATTTGTAGATGATACTATAGAAATTATGAGTGTGCAATGACTGAAAATATATATGAAAAATCTTTAGCAGAAAAAGAAAAAGAAGTGCATGTATTAAGAGTTAGAGTTAAAGAGTTAGTATCAGAAGTTAGTGTGCTAAAAACAGAACTCAAACAATTTAAAAGAGTGCAAAGTGATTTTGGATATGATTTAGTAGTAGAAAATCCAGATGCAGGACATATTAAAGATGAATAAAGATAGAGAAAGAAGATTAAAAGCCACAGGAAAATGGTTTCAAAAAAGTGGTAAGAAAATATTATGGGTAAACCATGTGTTTCCTATACTTTTAACTGTAAGTTTTATATTTTATTTACTTACATTATAACAAGAGAGAGTAAGATGAATTTATTAGAAGAAGAAATAAAAGAACTAATTAAAGAAAGATATTATGAGTACCTTGAGGAAGGTTATGAATCTTTTGAAGCTATGGAATTAGCCAAGAGAGATATACATGAAACAAAAGAGGTAGAGATAGATGCTTATAATAAAATATATGATAGTTCTATTGAAGTAGATTAAAAATATTATAAAAAATAATAAATAATTTATTGATTATTATTTTATTATAATATATAATGTAATTTTTAATGGAGATTAATATGGATAAAACATGGCTAGACAGGGGTGCTTGTCCTAAGTGTGGCTCAAGTGATGGAAACGTCAACCATGCAGAAGGATATAGTTTTTGTTTTTCCTGTAACACTAGATTTGGAGAGCATATGGAACATGAAAAGGTAGTACCTATACCTACTGAAAGTAATATAAAAACTGTAGGTGTAACAGGTGCGTTGACTGAAAGAAATATTAGTAAGGAAACTGCACAAAAATATCACACACAAGTTAAAGTAAATGGTAATATGAATACACATCATATATATAAATACTTTGATAGTGGTGGAAACAATATTGGTAATAAGGTTAGAGATGTAGCCACAAAAAATATGTGGGTAGAAGGAAATGTAACTAATGCAGTATTGTTTGGACAAGATTTATTTACAGGTGGTGGTAAGTATGTAACCATTACTGAAGGTGAAGTAGATGCTATGTCTGCCTATGAATTATTAGGTAGTAAGTGGGCATGTGTTTCTATTAAGACAGGTGCAGGGTCTGCTGTACGTGATTGTAGAAAAGCATTTGAATACTTAGATAGTTTTCAAAATATAGTCATATCATTTGATATGGATAAGCAAGGTAGAGAAGCTAGTGAAAAAGTAGCACAGTTGTTTAGTCCTAACAAATGTAAGATAATGAACATGGAATTTAAAGATGCTAATGAGTATCTAAAAATGGGTAAGAGAGAAAAGTTTTCTCAAGCATGGTGGAACGCAGAGCCTTTTACTCCTGCAGGTATTACTAATCTTAGAGATTTAGGAGATGCTTTATACACAGAAGAGTATTGTGAAACAGTACCTTATCCTTGGAGTAAGATGAATGAAAAGACTTATGGTATGAGAACAGGAGAGTTAATTACATTTACATCTGGTGCAGGTATGGGTAAGTCTTCTATCATGAGAGAACTTATGCATCACTTACTAAAAAATACACAACACAATATAGGTATCCTTGCATTAGAAGAGAGTATTAAAAATACTGCATTTAATATTATGTCAGTAGAAGCTAATGCTAGATTATATATTAAAGAGATTAGAGATAAGTTTAGTAGAGAACAATTACAAGAGTATCAAAAGAATACAGTTGGTTCTGGTAGGTTCTTTGCCTTTGACCATTTTGGTTCTATTGATAATGACGAGATACTATCTAGAGTTAGATACATGGCACAAGCATTAGAATGTAAATGGATATTTGTTGACCACTTATCTATACTTGTATCAGGTCAGGAAGATGGAGATGAAAGAAAGTCTATTGATGTATTAATGACTAAGATGCGTTCTCTTGTAGAGCAAACAGGTATTGGTATGTTATTAGTATCACATCTACGTAGACCTGCAGGTGATGCAGGACATGAGAATGGTAAAGAGATTACTCTATCACATCTTAGAGGTTCAGCATCTATTGCTCATTTAAGTGATGGTGTAATTGGATTAGAAAGAAACCAACAAGATGATGATGAAGTTAAATCTAACACTACTACGATTCGTATTTTAAAGAACAGGTATACAGGAGAAACAGGTATAGCTACACATCTACATTATAATAAAGAGACAGGTCGTATGAAAGAGATTGACAATCCTTATGAAGTAGATTATAATGCAGAGAATAATGAGGAGGTACCATTCTAATGAAGTGTTGGCATTGTGATACAGAATTAACAGAATTATTTGAAGAACCAGAAATGTGGGAACATTATTGCCATGAAGAACATAGTATGATGGCAGTAGGTAAAGGTGAGCCTTGTAACTGGTGTGGAAAGGAGGAAGAAGATTGTGAAAGTTGTTCTTGATATAGAAACAGACCAGATAGATGCTAAAGTAATTAACTGTATTGTTGCTAAAAATATTGAAACAAATGTGTCTACAGTATTTGACCCAAATAATATACATGTATTTAAAAATTGGTCTAAAGATATTAAACAATATATTATGCATAATGGTTTATCTTTTGATGCTCCTGTATTAAATAGATTGTTAGGTACAAATATTAAACCTTCAC